GATATTGCCCACCTGCATCACCCTGCGCACGCTATCGTCCTGCCGCTTTTCTTCCTCAATGGTGAATGCAAAGCTGGATTCACTGATGTCACCGCGTTTGATCATGGCATACATGTCACGTGACATCTGTGTGTCAACCAATTCCGCCCTATAGTGCAGGCCATGGTCATCCACGCTTAGTTGAAGCGTGCCGTTTTTCGTGCGTGCCATGGGTGGGCCGTCATGGTTCAGCAGCAGCCGCACGTCATCGTCTAGGTGTCCATCAAAGGCAGACGGGTCAATGACTTCACGGAAGTGCCCAATGTTTGTGACCTGATTGAACACGGCGGCATAACCTTCAATCACCAGCCCTTCCGCATCCGCTGCACGGCATTCCGCCGCACGGCTTTCCACGTTGTCGCCGTACTGGGTGCGCAGAACCTGCGCCCGTTCTTCACTCTGTTTGTTCTGTTCCATTGTTTTGGTTCGTCAGTTGGTTTGAATATTCCCCGAACTGATCAAGGGCCACCATATTGACCGGACACATGTGCATGTCCCCCCCGGTGGTGGGGTTCAGGTTCTCCATTCCACGCACCTCATTGACCGACAACCAGCCATGTTGAATGCCCTGCTGATAGAATGCAGCGCGGCCAGCCATGTCACCACGGTGCAGGTCCGCCATGCGGAATGAAAATTCCATATCTGCCTGATCAAAGGTGGTCAACAGTTTGCGGTTCAGTTCCTGTTCGATGCGCCGCGCCCATGGGGTGAGTGTGTGCCGGGTAAATTGCAGCGTTTGTTGTTCCACGTTGTTAAACGTGGACTGCGTGTCCAGCTGAATCAATGACGGCGGCACGCTAAAAATCCGGCAGATTTCCTCAGCCTGCAGCCGGCGCGTGTTGATGAACTGCGCTTCATCAGGTGTGATGCCGATGCGGTTATATCTGAACCCAAACGGCAGCAGCTTTGTGCCGGACGTGGTGGCTGATTTGTTCCAACTCTGTTGGATGATTTGCATCTGCTCAGATTTCAACGGCTGATCTGAACTCAGCACGCCCGTCATCTGTCCACCGTTGCCAAAGTATTCCGCACCATAGTCCTGCACGGCTTTGGACAGCCCGATGTTTTCGCGGTGGACTGCAATGGGTGAGGCCCGGTGAAGGTTGAAGATTTCCAGCACGTCATCAGGCTGCGCCGTGAATTCATTGCGGATGCGGTACACATACGAACCGTCCTTTTCGCGCCGCTCTACATCGTCCGGGTGCAGGATGGTCATGCTGACGGCCTCACCACCGGCACCGCGTTCAATTAGTGCGTGACCGGCACCGCGCAAAACGGCATGCGCAATAATGGTTTCACAAAATTCATAAGGCGTGCAGTACCGATTGGGCCGCACCTGCGTCACATAATAGCCATAGTGATTGCGCACGCGCTCACGGCTGCGCCCATCCATACGGATCAGGTCCAAATTCAGTTGTGCCAGCGTGCTGGCAATCTTATTGACGCATGCATACACGGCGGCAATACTCATGGCCGTCTTGTCCGTGATGCTCACCCCGGCTTTGGTTGGGGCGTACAACCCCGAATGTGCCAACACTGACGCATAATCATCCGGCCCAACGCGGGCGCGGAACAGTTTGGCAGCACGTTGAAAGATATTCGCCATCACGTGCAAAATAAAGGGGGGCCGCCACGTTTGACCACCCCCCTCCACATAACACATGAACCACGCTTCACCATGGCTACAATGTCACAATTTCCAACAGCGGCGCGTCATCCTGCGCCAACTGCAAATGGATGCCCAGCGCCATGATGGATGACACCACGCCGTCCACCTTTTGGCTTTCACTGTTTTTCTTTTTGGTCACCTTCACGTTATCGGCGTCATCGCGGCTGAGGTTGACACACCCAAACTGCCACCGCAGAACATCGTGGCCACCGTGGATGATTTTGCCCTGACACATCAGCCGTTCCATTTCTTTGGTTGGCCAGCTTTGTGACGCATAACCCTGCCCAAATGGGTGGCACTCAATCCCGTCCAAGTACGGCACCACCAAATGAGACAGCCAACGGTCATAGGCCAGCGCGGTGATTTCATACCGGTGCCCCAGCTGCAGAATCCAGTCACGCACGGCCACCATATCGGTCACGTTGCCTTCCGTGATTGTGACCAACCCCAGCCGTTGAAAGGTGTAATAATCCACGCCCCCGGACATGGTGCGGCTTTGGGCCTTTTCTTCATTCACAAAGTGGTGGCATTTGAGATAAAACACCTCAGCATCCGCATCATGCCACAGCATGGCCACCGCAGTCAGGTCACGCGTGCTGGCCAAATCAAGTCCAACGTATAACGGCAGCCGCTGCAGAACGTCATCACCGGGCAAATCCGCACCACCGCGCATGAATTGTTCATCCGTCACCCACGCTGTGGCCGATGATGTCCAAATGTTCAGGTGGAGACGCAGGAACGTGTTGACTTGGCTGGGGTTGTTTTGGCACCGCTTCACTTCCTGCCGGAAATACTCAGGCATGCAAATGCTGCCATATCCCGGATTCGCTTTGATCCACGTGCTTTCCTGCGTCCAGTCATCGCCGGCATCCGCTGAGTACAGCACCGGCAGAAATGAATCATCTTCAATCTCACCCTGTTTCACTTTGCGGGCGTATTCGTGCAGTTCCCAACAGATGGTAGACGTGTCATGGCCTGCGGTGGTGATGGCCATGATTAGCGGCTGGGTGCGTGCGCCGGTTGAAGTTGAGAGTACGTCCCACAACTCTCTGTCCACTGCCGAATGAATTTCGTCATAGATCACGGCGTGACAGTTGAAGCCGTGTTTTGTGTTGGCCTCTGCGCTGATTGCTTTGTACCAACTGCCGCCATACTTGATGGCATGCTGTTGCAGGTTCAGCCGCTGCATCAGTTCCGGGTTCTGCCTGATCATGCCCTGCGCCACCTCGAACACCAAACGCGCCTGATTTCTATCTGATGCCGCACTGACGATTTCCGCCCCGGCTTCACCGTCTGCGCAGAGCATGTACAACGCCAACGCCGCACACAGGGTGGATTTGCCGTTTTTACGTGGAACCTCCACGTAACAGGTCCGGTATTGCCTCAGCCCGTCTTCACGCAGCGTTCCAAACAGCGGGCGGATGATGTCCCGTTTCTGCCATTCTTCCAAGATGAACGGCTGCCCACCCTTGGAACCCTTCACGTGGGTGCAGTACGTCTCAATCCATTTGACGGCGCGTTCAGCACGTTCATGGTTATACATCGCCCGGCCTCATGAATTTGATGCGCTCCACAGTGTACATGGTGGGTTTGTCGTATGTGCCCCCGATCAGAAACTGCGTGAACACTTTTCTGGTGTACATCTGACGGCGATGCGGTGCCAATTCAGGATGTGCGGCAATGAGGACCGGCAAACTGCTGAACGCAGTGTGCACGGCCTCATTTCCTGCCTGTTGTGTGGTGAGTAACCAAACGCCGTTCATGATCAAAAGTTGTTGTCATGGAAGCGAACCGGACGAACGTTGACACGATCACCACCGTCAGCCATGGCACGGGTCAAACGCATTTTGATGGGGGGGCGTGATGTGTCCACAGTAAATGCCCAACGTTGGTCATAGTTATTGGCACAGTGCGCAGCAAAACCGCCGGCGTGAAATTCAGGTGCCCATTCCAATTCAGTGCATGTGACCGGCTGCACGATGATGCCGGTTTTTCCATAGGTGCCAACGATGACACCAACGGGGTGGGCATCGGTCCACATGTGGTGGTTGACGTACATGCCAACATAGTCCGCCGGCGTGTGCGTGCCGGCCTTGATTGCCAAATGTGGTTGGCGGCCGCATTCCAAAGTTTGACATGCATTGCTGAGGTTGATTGGGCAGCTGTTTGGGGTGATGTTCATGCAGTTCATAATGTGTTATGTGTTTTGTGTTTGTGGCGTGTTTGCCGTTGAATGATGGTGCAATATACACCCCATTTTCATTCCCACAACAAAATGGGCCATATTTTTACAGCGCACCCCGCGCAATATCTGACAAAGCCCTGACGGCACCGCTGCTGCCGCTGTGTTCCTCAACGTTGCCGCGTCCATGCATAATGACCAACTGCCATGGGTGGTCATTGGTCAGTTCATCATTCTCACCGCCCCGGAAGATGTAGAACCCTTTCCACTGCAGATCATGCACCTCACAGCCGCCATTGCCAAAATACATGCGGCGCACTGTGTCTGTCTGCGTCCACACGTCTGCAATCATTTGGATGTTGGCCAGCTGGGGCGCGTCCATCTCACGTTCATGCATCCACTTGAATTCAAGATGCTTCACAAAGCCCCGCGCGTAATTGATCAGGATGCCGTCAATGTCCATGACAGCCCGGCCCATGGTGTGGCTGCCGATGATTCGCGCATGCGGGCTGAATTTGTGGATGTCACGCAGCCTGTTCACGTGAAGTCCGGGTTGATGGTTTCACCCTTGGTCAGGCCAATGGCGGCGATATATGCCCGCTTTTTGTCCCTCAGCCGCTGCAGTTCCACATATTCGGGCCGGCTCTTTATGTAGGTCTGGCCTTTGTCGCCCGTGGTGGTGTAGGTCATGCCTTCACGGTCCACCACATCCTGCAGCGTTTTTTCCTCGTCGATGATTTTTGACAGCGTAAAAACCAGCTGCCGCGTGTTTTCGTCCAGAGCGCGTGTGCGTTCAAGGTCTTTCGTCAATGTTTCCAGTGTGTCCATGTGTGTTGTGTTTATGGTTTCAAATATGGTGCAGCATCGTGGGCCGCAAATCTCAGGGCCGCCATGGATCGGCTGTTGACTTTGTCCAATATCACGCCCAACTGCTGTTCTAGCTGCGTCAATTGCGCGTCCATGTCAGGTTCACGCACGGCCAGCCCCCAACAGCCGCCGTTGACTGAGTTGGCGACCAACACCACGCCGGGCACGTTTGCGGCCCTGCGTTTGACGTCAGCCACACACAGGCCGGGGTTATCCTTTGTGTCCACGTCAAACTGCATCAGGCCGCTAGGGTGGCTCAGGTTTTCGGCTTTGCGGCCATTGCTGAACAGGCCGTGCGGCATAAGTGCAGGCCGCATTTTTTTGGGTACGCCTGCCCAGTCAGTATGTTTGTTGTTCATTACCCAACTGCCGATGGTGCAGGTGCGTGGGTAGATATGGCGGACTGATTCCACCATGCTCACGGGTTGTGAAAGCCAATTCATGTGTGTCATGTGTTCGCTTAAAGATACGGCGCAACGCCCTGACTTCCAAGGGTTTAAGCGTTCAGGGAAATTTTCAAACCCACCGGACGCACAAAAACACC